CATGATTTCGAGTAAATGGCGCATGCCCGGTAGTAAACGCGGCTCTCCCCATCTCCTCGTATTTCGATAGCTGATCTTTTGCAATTGGCATCGTTCGGTGTTTCCCTCCTGTTGTTTTATTTGCCGCCTTCCAAGTCGTCAATTGTCATTTACACATACCTCTATTGGCCAGAATCATCAACAAGACACAGCCACACAAGAGGCGGGATTGTGTATTGCTTATCAGTTGTTCCGTTGTTTGTTGGGTCATCGATCAATGAGTTTCGGGCCGACGTATGCCGCCGCGGGATCATTCGCCCAACCTCTGCGCGCGACCGGCTGCGCCGCGTTCGCGTTTGTAACGTGGTGTTGAACCGGCGGGCGGTACTTGCAGAAGTCTACAATCATTCGGACCATTGGCACGCCAAGCAGGACCGCGACGGTCCATTCTGTCTTGAGTCCGCACATGATCGCGACACCCAGGAGCAACGCGCAGTGGTTCGCATCTAGTTTGATTTTCATTTAACTCGTTCCTCTAAATGCTTCAACCGCGCATCGATGACGCCTTCGACCCGGTAGAGTTCAGCGCGCCAAAGATCGCGCATATCGTCAAACCGGGTATTGATGGACGTAAAACGCTCATCCATCCGCCGATTCATGCGGTCTTCGGTGCGGTTCACGATCCCATAGATCCCTACCAGGACGCCGATACCAGTCGCAATAGTCGTAACGATATTCGCGTCCATCATTTCGCCTTTACCTTCCTACCCCTGCCGCCCGCGAGGCCACCTTTACGCGCAATCTCACTGCGTTCCTCGGGCGTAAGTTTTGTCATTCGAGCTTTTGCACCCCGTTTACCGAGCGCCACCGCCGCCGGATTCTTGCGTTTAGCCATAAGCATTTAGCTTAGCGCTCAGTATCATCCACAGTCAACCGCCCAACATTTCACCCCATCGCTCTAAAAATAGCTCAGCGCTTAGTTGCATTCAGCTTAGCGCTGAGCTATTCTTAATTCATAGCCGACGGGCTTTAAAACGAAGGGACAACAAAAATGGACAACATGGATTACATCGATTGGGACGAACGCGAGTTTCCGGATGCTTCGTCTTCCGCCGCGGTTCACGAGTGCGCGAACTGCGGCCGCACTGCGGACCGCTTGACGCTGGTTCCGGAGTTCAACTACATGGGCTGCGACGACTGCATGGAGGAAGCGCTCGAAATCATCGCCGCTGACGCCATCGAAGCGGCTTGCCTTGCGGATCGTAAGGCGATCGCCGCCGCTCGTGCCGCAGCCGTCATCACTCTCCCGGAGGTTGCATAATGTCCGACGTCATCAAGTTCGAATTCGATCAGCCAGTGGAAGTCGCGCTGCGCTTCCCCGAACCGCGGGTGTTTCCCCCGTCCGACCGTTTCCCAGGCGCCGAAGAGCGTCACATGTTCTCGACCACAGACGGGCGCGTGATGTACGTCACGCCGCTGACATCGGCGCGCATCAAGGCGTTGCATCTGGCGCAGGGCGAATGCTTTTGGATCTGCAAGCGCAAGAACGGCCGCATTACCGATTACACCGTGACGCGCACCGTCCAGGAATCGCAGCCGCAGCCGCCCGCGCCCGTCGCGGTTCAGCCGCGGCCGGTCAAGAGCAACCTTCCGGAACGGCTGTATTACTCACCCAACGAACTCCCCGCAGAGCCGCCGAGCGAGCTTGAAAACAAGCTGGCCGACTCCATCGCACTAGTCGAACGCCGGAAGCAAGCGCAGCAGGCGCCCGCGGCCGAATGGGCGTCTCATCTGGTTAACCAGAGTTGCGCACTGGTCGACGCCTACGCGGCGGTTCTTAAACATGCGGCGCGTCATGAGAACGTCCGCGGCGAAGACGTCCGCAGTCTGTTTCTCTCAGCGTTCATCAACGTGAGCAAGGCGGCAAACGGGGGGCGCAATGCGGCCTGAGGTGCCGCAGAATGGAGACATGAAGGGCGAAGGATGGACGCCGTACCGCGAAGTCATGCGGTACCGGCGTCTTTTGCTTTTGTCGACATTGTTGAACCTGGCGCTCGCCGCCGCCCTGATAAACTGCTGGCGATGACCGAACTGAAGCAGCATATCCCGCCGTTCTTCGACGGATTCGAGCCAAAACTGGAACGCATCGAAACCGCGGCCGATCTCGATGGCGTCGACTGGCTGCAATCCTGGCGCAGACATCCGGATTTTTACCGCTTCAGCGTCTCGCGCGAGGCGGGCCGCATGAAACTGCTGATGGCCGAGTTCGAGAAGGGCCGGAAGTGGTACGTGGTGGGAATCCTCAGCAACGATTTGCCGGACCTTCCTGCGTGGGTTGCTAAGGACGGCGCCTCTCCCAGTCTGCAATAACGGCCGCTTCGATCAAGCGGTTTCGATCGCGCTGATACTGCATGTTCCGATTCATCGTGTACGAACCCTTCGAGTTGACAGCCCATAGCAGAGCGATCGCGCATGACCACCACTGGCGGAAAAAGGCTAACGCGATCGCCGCGGCGAGATTGAGGGCCAGCAAGCCAACCATCACGCGGGCGGCAATGCGCAGATCGCGATCGTAGGTCATTTTCACGCCGATGACGATCACCGCGCCCAGATCGAACCCCAACAGGCCGAAGATCAGGTGGGCGGTAATCCTCAAATCGCGATCGTAGCTCATTTCGGCATGACCCAGTCATCGGGGCGTTGCGGGCCTTCGCGTTTGCCGGTAAGTCCCGCGCGGTATCGCCTGAAGTCCTGCAGCAATCCCGCGGCCTGCTGCTCGCCCGCGCCTACGTGTTCCATTACCCACTTGTAAATGAAGGCGTCCGTCTCGGCTGCTTCGGCCGCCTCAATCATCGCCCGGGCGTGGTCGCGGGCCTCAGCAACACTCATTTGCGCAATGACGGCCATTCCACGAATTAACTGAACGAAGGGCGCTCCCTCCCGGTTCACACCGCTCTGATGCCACAGGATGTCATCAGGGATTTTGTCATGGCTCATGTTTTCCCCGCCGATTGTTTTGCTACCGCCTTGATGCGCCGCGACCCGGTGCGCGCGTCGATAATCAAGGCGGCCGCCCGCGACTTGCCGAGCAGATCCTCTAACGCGCCGATCGGCACGCTGGCCAGTTCGAGAAATTTCTCGATGCCGATCGCGTCGACCAGGCCGCGCATGCTACGCACCCGCCGCTCGCGTTCCCGGGCCGACAGGTGCAGCCGGTAGAGATTCCCCTCGATGGTTCCATCGGCATCCGCCGGCATGCGGTCGAACCAGGATTTTATCGCCCGCTTCAGCGTCTCAAACCGGGCGACGTCTGGCGCGAATAGCTGCATGCGCCGATCCAGTTCTCCGTATTCGTCGGCCATGCGCCGCTGCTCGCGATCGACAATCACGGCGAGTTCGGCCTTTGCGGGCGGGCCGCGGCGGGCGGGCGGCCGGACCGCACTTTCGGTTTGGCGGGCCGCAGGGCGTCTCACTGCATCGTTTCCTTTTGCGCTCGCGCGAACATCCTTCGCGGGCGCCCAAAATAACCTTCAATTTCCGCTTCGCTCAAAAGCCGATTTTTTGCGCTGTCCGGTAGCACGGCACTCGGCGGTAAGTCCCCCACCGCGATAACACATTCACCACCGGGAGAGATGCCCAGTTTGTGGCTCTGTTCCATTGCGTGCATGGGGCCGTGGGCTTCGATGAGCGCACCGCCTAAAAACTGTTCGTCATCGGCAAAACTGAGCCAGAACCAGCGCAGCGGCTGGCGCAGTTCGTCGGTAAGGATCTGCGCGCGACGCGCTTTCCATGCTGGCGACCCAGGTTCCACAATCTCACTCACCTTTCTGCGAAGCTGTTCCACCGTAACCCCGCATTCCTCGGCGGCGCGGAGTTCCATCTTTCGCATTGCCTCTTCCTCAGCCAGACGCTCGGCGGTTGTCGACTGCCAACCCTCGCAGTAGTCCTCCCCGCAATCGCAGGGCGCGACGATCCGCCCGAGTTCGCGCAACCGCTCCACCGTGATACCGCTGTCCTCGGCGTATTTGCGTTCAAATTCTTCCGCAGTCATGCAGCCGCCCTCCGTTTCTTCGCCGGTTGTCCGTTCAACCTGGCGCGCAGTTCCCTCAGACTTACCACAGAGCAACCGCGGCGGGCGGCCGCCAGGGTGGGCAGCAGTTCGGCCTCACTGCAATAGATCGCGTTGCGGGAATCCGTTACCAGGAAATCGGCCAGAGCCTCGGCCGCGGTCGGTTTAATTTTGAGCCTTCGGATTTTTGTGAGAGAGAAGCGTTTCTTCAAGCGGAGTTCGGCCACGATCGCGGCGATCATCGCTTGATCTTCATCGAAGACGTACTGACCGGAGCGGGAATGGGGCCGGATCACGCGATGATCGACCCACCACTGAATCATTCGTTGAGTGATGCCGAGCCGCTGGCGAAGGTCACCGGACTTCATAGCGGGATCGGTTCCTTTCCTATGTCGCGTTTGGTGAGAAATTTTATGCAGCGCTTCAGGTCCTGCTGCGCGATCTTCTGTTTTCCGCGGCCGATATCGGGGATGTACATTCGGCGCAGCAACGCCATGCCACGCCGCGCAACCGCGCGACGAATGGCGATGTAGGCCGGGTTCGGAAAACAGCCCGCGGCTTTCAGGCTCTTAACCTCCGCTTGCCATCCCGCGCAAAGTTTCCGATTCGATGGATGCAGACTCAGGGGTCCGAGTGGGTCAGATTGCCAGTCATATTCGGCGTTATCGAGCCGCCCATGATGGCAGTAGAACGGAATCGCGCCAAGTCCGCAGAGGCGCGACATGAGTGCATTGTCCGGTTCGTTGGCGGCGCCTTCGCGGCCGAAGGCGCACGTTTCACAGCGATTGTTCACAACGTCTCCAATAGCGGCCGCCCGCGGTCCTTCCGGCGGGCCCGGGTTTCGCGGGCCTTGCGGGCCCAGACGACGTAATCGGTCCGCCGATGGCATCGAGCGCACAGCGCAGCCAGATTCTCATCGGCATCGTTCGGCGGGTTCTGGTCCAGGTGCGCGACCTCCAGCCGCTCGGGGCAGCGGCCGCAGCGCTCACACACGCCACCGGCACGCTGCAGGATTCGCGGTCTGACGACCGTACGCCAGCGGTGGCCGTAAAAGCGTTTAAAGTGCGGGGCGATCGGCATCGGTTTTGGTTTGAAACTCTTCAGGGATCTGGTAGGGCCGAAACCGCGGACTGCCAGCGAGCAGGCGATTAGTGAAATCGAGCCAGTGCCAGAACGTGGTTTTATCCCGGTTCTGCGAAGCTCTGCCGGTGGCCGCTCCGAACATGACCAACAAAACGTCGTAATCGGCGCGGTTCATTTCGAGGGTGATGGTATCGCCGTCTTCCCGGTACATCAGGCATCTGTCTCCTTCGTAGAGGATGCTTCCATCTCTTTCGCCCTTGTCGCTTTCATCTGCGCCCTGACCTCTGCCTCTCGTTTTTTGAAGACCCGATCAACATCGGCGGGCAGTATCTCGGGCATCATTCCCAGAAAATTTTTCAGTTTGGAAAACGTCTCTCGGGCAGCGATAACCCTGCTTACCAACTCCTCTTTTTGAAGCGCAAGTTTGGCTAATCGGGCTTCCAGGGTAGGGATTGGGCGTGGTCTATGCAAAACAAAGCCGCGGCGAGTGAGAACGACATAAGCAGCACCCGCACCTTTCGCGGTCATTCCTGAGCACTCCCTCCCGCGGGCGGCGCTTCCCCGCTTACCTCCCCCGAGATTTGCGAGATTGGGGCGCCGCCGCGGTCCGCTTCAGCGTGCATTGCGGGATCTAGATCCTGCCGGGACCATCCCTGTCCGCGCTGATAGCCGTGGCGGGCGTCTGGGTGGTGGGCCCAGTCACCGGGCGCGTGAAGGCGCTTATTTTCACAAGCAGGGCACATCTGTTCAGCCTCGTGGCTTTTTGAACGCTTCCAGGTCGCGACGCATGATCCGGTATTTGCCGCCGGGGCGCGGGCCGACGTCAATGAAAGGCAAAGCCGCGGATTCGATCAATTCGAACAGGACGGTTTCAGGTATGCCGTACTCCGCTTCGGCTTCGACCACGGTTAGGCAGTCCGGATCGAGCAGGCGTTTTTCCAGGTCCGCAACCTTGCGTTTTGCAGCTTGTTCCCAGTCCATAGTTTCGCGATAGCCCTCAAAGGCCGGGGGAACGATCTTCATCAACAGAGCAACGGGGTTTTGCGTGTTGCGCGTGATGCTGGGCGACTTTTCAGAAATCATTTGCGCCACTTCGGGCGCGGTGGCATCGGGGCACTTTTGGCGGCAACGGACAATCAGGCGTTCGGCGGTCTCGAAATCCGCAGGTCCGAATGGGGCGAGCGCGGTCCGGACCGCGGCGACTTCATCGGTAGTGGGCTCCACGGGTGGGGCGAGGGCTGGCGGTTCGGGGGTGGGGTCCGGAAGGGAGAGAACTGCTGCTGCTGCTGGTTGCGGTTCGGACCCGTTCACGGCAACGCCAGCAGTAGCAGTTTCTTCTCTCTTCTCAGTCTTCTTAAACCCAATAATGATGCCGTGGTCTTTGCAGACCTGTACCAACATCTGGCGGTAGTCAGTACGACCCTGTTTTAGCCATTTGTTGTAGCCGGTATTGAGTTCTTGGAGCGCATTTTCGGCCGCGATACGGGCATCCGGATCAGCGGGCAAGTTGTCAGTACTGACAACCACTCCAGCTATATTCCAAGTTGCAGTATTGCAACCGTCTTCCCCTTCGGTGCGGTCATCGTACGCCATCGGATCTGCCTCAAGATAATAGGCTTCGCCGTCAAATGTCAGAAACCCCTGCTGGTTCAGAAGGCGTATCGTTCGGGAAATATTCCCCTTTGATGACTCGGGCAGTTCGAGGAGTTCCCGTATGTCTTTTTGAGTTGCCAGTATTGGTTCCCCGCCGCTTCGCTCGATGAAGCCGGACCGGTCTTTTTTTACGACCCGATCAGAGCTTACGGGGCCGCAAACGCTCCACAGCACGCAGGCGTAATAGACCCGGTTAATCAGCGGCTGGTCGGCCGCCATGCGACGAAGGATGGTGGAGCGTGGCATCTTTGCCCAGTGCTTTGCGTCTTTGTATAATTGCCGCGGCTTCGATATTGGAATCTCAGTTTCGCGTCTGTTCCTCGGTTCAATTGCCGCTGTTGCCATCCCTATCCCCCATAAAACATGTTTTATAAATTACGTTTGGGGATTTGGGATAAGCGCTTATTTGTGCCATGATGCGCTTAGGCCTCCCCAAGTGCGCTCGGGTTTTCTGTTGTTGGTTTTCGTCGCGATCGGCTGCGCTAGGTTTCCGGCGAAGGGGTTTAGCGCGGCACATCAACTGAAATAGAAAATTAGGGTGGTATCTCAGGAAGGCCCAAATTTTTAGGAGTATCGAGACCGGGCAGCGAAAGCTGTCCGGTTTTCTGCGTTCGGGGCGTTTTCTTCCATCTCACCGGCCGCTGTGCGATAGGCGCAGGTCGCGTATCTGCGTGCTTTGTCGTTCCGGTCCCGAATTGGCGATAGGTTTTCGTGGTCTCTCCCCTCTCTCTTACGAAGAGGGTTGGAAGGCGACCGTGGTAAGAACCCCTGTGGGACAGGGGCACAGCCGCCGTTCCGTTCCTTTAAACTACCCGGTAGCGAGCCGAGCGAAAAAAAGCATAACACGTTTCCGCTGTAACAAGATTTATGCCTTTGCGGCACAGCATTCCCCGGGAACACCTCCTCTCGGAAGCGCTCGCTCGGACGGAAATACCACTCCCGCCGTAAAGACTTCCTAACCATATTCCCGGGGGCGTTCACGCGCAACCCCGGCGCTTAAGAATTCTTAGGGAAACGAATTAACACTGTATTCGATATCCCGTGTTTCACTATTTCTTCCTCCGTAAAATTCCTGGGACCGGTTTGACGGCCAGTTTCTGACCTTCCATCGCGTCGATATCCGCCCGTCTGATCCGGTACCGGCCACCGGGACGTACGCCGACGTCCAGGGCCAGCAGGGCGCCGGTATCGATCGCGTGGACCAGGAAACTTGCCGGTAAGCCGGAATACTCGGCCGCCTCGGCCGCGGTCATCCAGAGCCGCGGCGCCGGGGGCTCGATCGGCGGAAGTGCGAGGTTTGGGCGGGCGAGCCGCACTTCCGCCGCACCTCCAGACGCAGGAAACACACCGTTCACGGCGTTCACTGCGTTCCTGGTGAGACGGGCGACGTCCGCAGCCAGCAGGACGGTATTTTCGCGTCCGGTGGCTGGGTCGACCTCCCGGGTACGCCGGATCTTTCCAGCGCTCGAAAGTTCAAGAACGCGGCGCACGCTCAGGCCGAGCCGTTGCGCCGCAATCTGTTTACTGAGATATTCTGGTTTCATAGTCCTGTGTTTTGTCCATTGGCGGAAGTCATTCGAGTGACTTCCGCCTCACCTCTTTTGTAGCCGTTTCGTCACGTCACAAGCAAGGCCAGTACCCATAAACTCAGTCCCAACGCAATCAGGTTCACGCGCGGCGTGGATATGCCGACAGCGGCCAGCACGAACGCGACCAGGGCCAGAATCATCAACACCACTTTTAGCGAAAGCATTCCCTCTTCCCTTCCCTTCTGCTACGATTAGCGCAACGCAAAAGCGAGCCGCCGGACCGGTTTCCCGTTGTTCCAATAGTCCGCCCTTCCCCTACATCAGAATTTCTGTGTCTCTTCCCCAAGCCGTGAAAGTGCCCGTGTTCACCCAATACGGGCTGCTCGAATATGCGGACGCCGCACGTGTGCGCCAGCTTGCCGCGGCCGCGAATGTCCGCTTTATCAGGCGTCGCAGCGACGGGCGCCTGATGCGGATATTGCTTGAAAGCCACGGTGATGATTATGCGCTTTTTGCGCATCGTGGCAATCCGCAATCAGACATCCATCATGCCGAAACCGACACCAACCCGCCGCGGGTCTGGGCCTTTAAGCGGCACTGCGGCGAACGTGCGAGCGAGCCGCACCTATGACCATCGGCGATCTTCGAAAGGCAATCACGCACCTGGACGATGAACTCGTGATAGTCGTTCATGTGCCGATCGAAGATGCGGACGGCGACACGGTGGAACAGTTCTTCGCCATGCGGACGGTTAACCGCGATATGGACCCAGACACCGCGGAATGGTACGCGCGGATCAGATGCGCGCCCGTTGATGAATGAGCCTTTCGGCAGTCGCGATCGAAGGCGAACTCGTTGATTTCATCGCGCAGTTTAAAGATGATCCGCTCGGCTTCGTCCTGGCCGCCTACCCCTGGCGCGAACGCGGGCCGCTGGAAGCCTATGACGGGCCGGACGACTGGCAACGGGAACTACTCGCCGAGATTGGTGCGGAGGTGCGGCGCCGCGGCTTCGACGGGCTCAATGGCGTACTGCCGCTGCGTCAGGCCATCAGTTCAGGCCACGGCATCGGAAAGAGTACATGCTCAGGGTGGCTCTGCAACTGGATTCTTTCGACCCGTCCCAACTCACAGGGCACCGTCACCAGCAACACGTTTGCGCAACTCTCGACAAAGACCTGGCCCGCGATCCTCAAGTGGACGCGCATGTGCATCACCGCGCACTGGTTCCAGGCCGGACAGGAAAAGATATTCGCCAAGGCGGCTCCGGAGTCTTGGTTTGTCACCGCGCAAACCTGCCGGCGAGAGAACTCCGAAGCCTTTCACGGGCAGCATGCGGCGCGGTCGACCAGTTGGTACCTGTTCGATGAAGCGAGCGCCATCCCCGATGAGATTTGGAACGCCGCGGAGGGCGGGTTAACGGACGGCGAGCCGATGATTTTTGCGTGGGGCAACCCCACCAGAAACACCGGCAAATTTCACCGCATCGTATTCGGCAATGAACGGGACCGGTGGCGGCAAAAGATCATTGACAGCCGCACCGCCCGGTTCACGAACAAGTCACTTCTCGATGAGTGGATACGCGACTACGGCGAGGATTCCGACTTTGTACGGGTCCGCGTCCGCGGCATCGCACCCAGAGCAGGCGAATTGCAATACATCGACCAGGAGAGAGTCTGGCAGGCGCAGTTGCGCGAGCCGTCCAGTTTTCCCGATGATCCGCTCATTGCGGGTTTTGACGTCGCAGGCCGCGGCGGAATGTTCAATCTACCGGGTGCGCGAAGCGACGCGCCAACCGGTGAGGCGCGGCGGGAGACGCATGGCTCCGGAGCATGGAACGTGATTGCCTTCCGCCGCGGTCTCGACGCGCGCACTATCCCCGCAATCCGAATTTCGGGCGAGGATACGCGCGACCGTAGCGTGATGCTGGCGAAACTGACCGAGATTTTGAGCGACCGGCGGCCGACGCATAAGGTCGCAATGATGTTTGTCGATTCGGCCTTCGGCGCGGTCTACGTCGAACGGCTGCGCGCGATGGGTTTCGACAACGTACAGGAAGTGAACTTTGGCGCACCTTCACACGACCGGCACCAGGCGAACATGCGCGCGTACATGTGGTCGCGCATGAAGGAGTGGCTGCTCAAGGGCGCGATTCCCTCAGACAACATCCTGGAAACGGATCTCACGGGCCCGGGCTATCACCTGAACCAGAAAGAACAGTTAGTGATCGAGAGCAAGCAGGACATGGTGAAGCGGGGTATCGCCTCGCCGGACTTCGGGGACGCGCTCGCCTTGACGTTTGCGGCGTTCGTGGCACCGCCGCCACCGCAACCGGAAGCGGAGCGGGTCCGCGGCTTCGGTGGCGGTTCTTGGATGGGCTAAACAGTTTTTCAAACGGGGGCAACCCCAACTTTCAACCAACCAACTGCGGAGGAAATAACGAATGCAGATGTACTACATCTATCCGGCCGGATCTGGCGTACCAGGATCACCGGATAATTCACTACCCGGGGGCGGGGGTCCCGTCGATCCCGGTTACGGTGTGGGCGGGGACAGACCGTCTCACCCAATCGTGCTGCCGCCTCTCCCGGGCGTCTGGCCGAAACCCGGCGAACCGTCTCACCCGATCGTGATCCCGCCCGATGTTGCGGGGATTCCGTCTCACCCGATTGTGCTTCCCGGGTCACCAGAGCATCCGATCGCGCTACCGCCGGGAACCGTCTGGCCGCCCTTGCCGCCGAGCACCACTGGCAAGTACGCCATTCTCATCTGGGTTGTGGGCGTGGGTAGCCGCTGGCTGATCGTCGACTCGGCGCAGGTAAGCCCGCCGATCGCGCCGACGCCATCACCGAAGTAATTCCACCCGCATTTGGGACTGGGGGCCCGGGGCGTTTTTCTGGCGAACGTCCCGGGCCCGGGGGTTTTCTATGCCGTTAAAACGGGGCAAGAGTCAACCGGTAGTGAGTGCGAATATCCGCAAACTGCGGAGTGAGGGCCGCCCGCCCGCTCAGGCCGTGGCGATCGCACTTAGGACGGCGGGCAAGGCGCGACCGCAGAAACGCACCTTGCGCGACATCATGAAGGACGGCGATGGGCAGTCTTAACGTGATAGCGGTTGAAACACGGCCTTTATGCAAGGGGATCGGCAGAACGGGCACCGCTCGTAAACGTCGTAATCAGGACTCACCACGTACGCAGTCCCGCATGTAATGCAACGAACCTCTGCACACGGTTCAGGAAAGCCGCTCCAGTCCAAGGGGTATTGCGTGATTGGCAGTGCCACACCTCAGTTATAAAACCCGTGGCAACTAGTAAGGCCGACAAAGATCTGATCGCAACCGCAAAGGGGCGATACGAACTCGCCGAAGAGGCCGAGCGCCACATTCGGCGAGAGGCGATTATTGATCTCGAATTCGCCGCGGGCCAGCAGTGGGACCCGAACGACCTCAACCAGCGCAACGCAATGGGCATGGGCAACCGGCGGCCGTGCCTCACGTTCAACAAACTGACCGGGCCAATCAACCAGGTCGCGAACCAGGCGCGCATGAATAAGCCGGACCTGGAAGTGCTACCGGCCGACCTTTCAGGCGATGTCGATACCGCCGAAGTCATCGAGGGCATGATTCGCCAAATCGAGTACGCATCGAAGGCCGACCAGGTTTACGAAACCTCCCTGGATCAGAGCACCAAGGGCGGTTTCGGCTATTTCAAAGTCACCACGCGGTACTGCGGCAACAAGACCTTCAACCAGGAATTGCGCATCGAGCGGGTGGTAAACCAGTTCGCGATTCTGATCGACCCGTACGCCAAAAAGGCCGACAAAAGCGACATGAAGTGGGCCTTTGAACTTGAGTGGATTCCACGCGATGAGTACAAAGACCAGTTTGGGGACACCGAAGTATCGAAGATGAATTTCTTCGACGGGGTGACCAACCCCGCGCCCAACTGGATCACCAAAGAGGGCGTGCTCATCGCCAATTATTGGTACGTCGATATCGAAGTGAAAACGCTGGTTGGCATCAGGTGGCCGGACGGCGCCGAGACCAGCCAGTACCTGGAAGACCTCCCCGAACAAATGCCGCCCGGGGTCACGTTCGCGACCGATGAAAACGGCGACCGGCGGGAACGTGAGGACGAAATACGGCACGTCAAAATGTGCCGGATCAATGGCGTTGAGATTCTGGACGAAATCGAGTGGAAGGGGCAGTGGATACCGATTCTCGCCACGCTCGGCGAAGAGATGTACATCGAGAACACGCGCTACCTGTTCAGCCTGATCCGGTTCGCGCGCGACCCGCAGCGGCTGTATAACTTCTATCGCAGTTCCGAAGCCGAAACGGTCATGCTCGGGACCAAAGCGCCGTGGGTGGGCGTCAAGGGCGCCTTCCGCGATCCGCGGTGGGCAACGGCCAATGTCATCCCGTGGTCGTACCTCGAATACGAACCGCTCGATATCGCCGGGAATCCAGTACCGCCACCGCAGCGCAACCTGGCCGAGCCGCCGATTCAGGCGCTTTCGATCGGCGCCTCACAGGCATCCGACGATATCAAAGCCACCACCAACGTCTATGATGCGTCGCTCGGGTCCACGTCGAACGAAACCTCCGGTATCGCGATCCAGCGGCGCCAGGGGCAAATGGAGCTTTCGAACTTCCATTTTGTGGACAACCTGAACCGCGCGATCCTGCAATGCGGCGCGATCCTGGTCGACCTGATTCCGAAGATTTACGACACCGCGCGCGAGGTGCGGATTCTCGGCGCGGACATGACGGAAAAAATTGTCAAGGTAAACCAGCGGTACAGGGATGAGCAGAACATCGAGCGCTGTTACGACCTCCAAAACGGCCAGTACGACGTACGGCTGAAGATCGGGCCGACGTTCAAGAACCAGCAGGAAAAGACGGAATCGCAACTGCTCGAACTCGCCCGCGTTTACCCGCCGCTGATGCAGATTGCCGGGGACGTCGTTTTTGACAATCTCAATTTCAACGGCGCCGACAAGATCGCCGAGCGCTTGCGCCGCTCGATGCCGCCCGGGCTGGCCGATGACGGCGCCGACAAGAAACCGGCCGAAGTGCTGGCGCAGCAGAACCAGCAGCAGTCGCAGATGATCGACCAGTTAAGCGCTGCACTGAGTAAGGCGAATGACGATATCCGCGGCAAGCGCATCGAGGCGGAATCGAACGAGCGTATCGAGATCATGAAAATCGAATCGAGCGATCGGCAGGCCGCACTCGATTCGGACACCAGAATTCAAATCGAACGGATGAAGATTGCGGCCGCGGATAGCAGCATCACCGCGCAGGAAAACATCGCGTGGATGAAGGCCGAGATGGCCGCTTTGCAGATTCAGGTGGCACGCATGGCGACCGGAGCGGCCGCGGAATCCTCGATTCCGCCGCCCGTAGGGCCACCGATGCCGCCGCCCGGTTCTGAAGGGCCCGGGATGCTGGCGGGCGCACCTGCAGGGCCGGTGCCGCAGGGAATGGCGTGACCTATGGAAGCCTGTTCACCGGGATCGGCGGCATTGATCTCGGTTTGGACCGTGCGGGCTTCCGGTGCCGGTGGCAGGTGGAGAACGACCCCTACGCGGTCAAGGTCCTCGAAAAACACTGGCCCGGTGTAAAGCGATATGGCGACATTCGCTGCGTTACAGGAGACGAACTCGGCTCCGTCGATCTCATCTGCGGCGGATTCCCCTGCCAGGATCTCTCCCAGGCCGGAAAGCAGGCCGGTATCGAGGGAACTCGCAGCGGTCTTTGGTTTGAATACGCCCGGTTGGTTCGGGAACTTCGACCTCGATACGTGCTCATTGAGAACGTCGCAGGGCTCCTTGTTTACGACGCAATGCGACGAGTTATCGGCGAACTGGCCGGACTCGGGTATGTGGGATGCTGGCGCAGTTTACGAGCTAGCGAGTTCGGAGCCAGTCACCTCCGAAAGCGCGTCTTCATCGTGGCCTACGCCGCGAACAACGGACACGCAGAGCGGGCGCGGGGTAGCGGAGATCAACGGAGCATTCTACCGTCCGAGTCACTGGCTGGAGGAAGGGAAACTCCTGGGTCAGGCGAACCTGAGCGATGTAGCGGAATACTGGCCCACGGCCCGTGCGGAGGACTCGGAGAGTTGCGGGAACCATCCGGGGGCAACGGACTCGCTGACGGGTGCCAGTCGCAACTGGCCGACACCGCAGGCGCACGATCAGCGGGGAGCGAAGACCCCGGAACAGATAGCGGCCGCGCGGGAGCGGACGGGCGCGGGAGTCTCGAATCTGAACGAAGCCGCGGACCTCTGGCGCACGCCCGATACGCCGGCATCAGGCGGGCCGCGCAATCGCCAGACCTCGATAGGCAACGGCCACCAGATCACGATAGCGGAGCAGGCCGAACACTGGCAGACCCCGGGAACGGACTCCTTCCGCAGCAGGGGAGGGGACCGGAAGGACGAGATGGGTCTCGACCAGGAGGCGCGGACCTGGTTCCCGACACCGGCAGCACGCGACTACCGGACGCCGAACGCGAAGCCCTATACGGAGCGGGGCGGGGGGTCGAAGGGCGAACAGCTTCAGAACTTCGTGGAGCACCTTTGGCCGACTCCGAACGCGAACCCCTCAGCACCGAACAATTCGACCGACAGGGGGAACGGCCGCATTTCCGCACGCCTGACGGATCAGTGTCTCGAATCGCGGGCGGAATCCCTCGTTTCGCGCCAGGTCCCAGTGATCCCCGATGGCCCGCCATCCTCGCAGAGTGGCCAGACCTCGCGCCGGCGCTTGAATCCCCAATTCGTGGAATGGCTGATGGGGTTCCCGATTGGATGGACCGCGCGATGACCAACCGCACCAAACGTCTCGGCCGCCTCGGCAATGCCGTGGTCCCGCAAATCGCGGAATGGCTCGGATTACGAATTCTCGATTTTGATTTATGTCTGAAGAAGTAGCACCCCCTTCGCTCATACAAGGGACCGAAGGCGTCGCAACGGCTGATGCTCCAACCGATTTCAGGGACTATGCCAAGTGGCGCAATACGGGTGAATTGCCCGAGCAGAAGGAAGAAAAACCAACCGCGGCCGTGGCTGAAAAACCACCGGCCAAAACTGAACCGGACTCGGAAACGGACGACTCTCAGGAAACAGGGGACGAAAAAGACGAACCGCAGGAAGGCGACGAAGGCGCGCCCGCCAAACGGGGCGGATCGCGACAACGTCGCATCGATAGGCTGACACGCGAAGTTGAGGAGTTGAAGCGACAGATTGCCGGTCAACCGGTGAAGCCGCAGGATAAGCCCTCAGAACCCGCGAAACCAGCCGCTGCCGGTAAGCCGAAGCTGGAAGACTTTCAGACTTTAGAGGCGTATCAGGAAGCGCTGACGGACTGGAAACTGGATGAACGCGACCGACTGCAAAAGGAACAGCAGGCGCGAACGGACACCGAGAATGCACTCCGCACAGAGCAGACCGAGTGGGCCAGAAAAGAAAAGGCCGCGCGGAAGGCGCACAGCGACTACGACGACTTGATGGAGACGGTACAGATTCCCGCAGGACCGGGAGTACTGGCCGCGCGTCAGGCGCTCTTAGAAGACCCCAACGGCGCCGAACTCTTGTATCACCTCGCCAAGAATCCGAAAGAACTAGAGCGCATCGCTGCCCTGCCACCGGCAAGCGCAGTGATGGCCGTGGGCCGACTCTCGGCCGCGTTTGAAACCCCTGCCACTGAAAACGGGAAACCCAAATTATCGGGCGCACCCAAGCCGCCGCCGCCGAGTTCTAGACCGGGAAAAATCGTTTCCGACGATCCCAACGATCCCGATGTACAGAAGGATTTCAAACGGTGGGCGAAAGCGAGGGAGGCGCAATTGAAGGGGCGATAAGTGGCCGTCAATACTCTCCTAACGATTCAGATGATCACGAATGAACTTCTGCTTCGTTTCAAAAACAATTTAGGCTTTAGCGGCGCGATCGATCACACGTGGGACGACAAATTCGCAGTAACGGGCGCCAAAATTGGCGACACTCTGCGCCTTCGTGATCCGGTCCGCTACAACGTAACCAAAGGCCGTGTCATCACACCGCAGGACACGGTTGAAACCCAGAAATTCCTAGTCCTCAACCAGCAGGCAGTCGTACCGTTCCAGTTCACCTCCGCGGAACTCACGCTATCAATCGATGCGTTCCGCGATCGTTATTTGGACTCCGCGGCTGTCTCTCTCGCAAACCAGGTCGACGTCGACGGGCTCACAATGGCGTATCAATCGACCGGCAACCAGGTAGGCACACCGGGGACACCGATCACGACGCTTGACCCGTTCTGGGCCGCGGGCGAAACCCTCGATTTGTTTTCCGCCCCGATGGACGGCAAACGAACGATGTGTATTTCTCCCAAGTTGCAGACCGCCGCACTGAAGGCCGCGCAGGGACTGTTCCAGTCCTCCAACCAGGTCAAGCAGCAGTACGAACGCGGCCGCATGGGGATTATGGGAGGGTTCGAGTGGGTCATGGACCAGAACGTCAGGACCCACACTGTCGGACCGCTCGGCGGCGCGCCGCAGGTCACCACGGCAGGCCAGACGGGCTCAACCCTGCTGGTAAGCGGCTTCACCGCGGCCGCGGGCCTGCGCCTGAAGAAAGGCGATAGTTTCACGCTGCCAACCGTGTTCGCAGTGAACGCTGTTTCCGGAGATCCGCAATCCGATCTTCTGAAATTCGTGGTCACCGCGGACGTATCGAGCGACGCCAGCGGCGCCGCCTCGATTCCGATCTATCCGCCGATCATCGTCGCAGGCGTCCCGCGCAACCCGTACCAGACCGTCACGAATTCGCCCGCGGCCGGGGCACCACTGACGATCACCAGCGGCGCCGCAAACGCGCTGATTCCGCAAAATCTGGCATTCCATCAGGCCGCGTTTACGATCGGTATGGCACCGCTCGCGATTCCGGCGGGCGTCAATTTCGCTGCCAATGCGGTAGACCCCGATACCGGCGTTTCGATCCGCACCATCAGCGATTACGACATTATCAACGACCTTTTCATTACCCGATGCGACGTGCTTTACGGGCACGCTGCGCCGCGTCCTGAATGGGCAACCCGCATCGTGCAGTAAGAGGGAAAACCATGAATGATCTGATGAACCCCGCAAGTGAAGCAGCAGAGAGCGGCACCTACCCGAAGGTGTTTTTTAGTCTGCTCGATCGGACGGCACCACGCATCATCAACAATCCGGATGAAGAGGCGGGGCTCGATCTGTTGGAGTGGACGACGATTCCACCGCAGACGCGGGCCGCCACTGAACCGGAGTTTCCCGCCGTCTACTACAACATCAACGTTCCCGCGGTCATCATTAACAACGCCGCGGAACTTGCGCAACTCAGCACCAGCTTCGTACGGCTGGATTTGACCGGCGTATTTGAACCGGTTCCACCTGCTGTATGAAGCCCTCCGACGACTACCCGCGGATGCTCTTTCACCGGGCTAAAGACCCGGTAACGGTGCATTCGCGGGAGGAGGAGGCAGCGCTCGGCGCGGAGTGGTCGCGTAAGATCTGGCCGCCGATCGAAGAGCTAGACCCCAACGGTGAAGAGGAAGACGACGACGAAGAGAGTGAAGGCTCTGAACCGCCGCCGCCGCCGCCGCACCTTCCGCCGGTTCACAAACCCTCCAAGCGACCAGGCAGACCAAAGAAGAAACATTGAGGCGAACTGATGCCATATCCGAAAGTGTTTTTCAGCCTCACCGAGCGCCTTGAACCGCGGGTTGTTCAAAACGCTCAGGATGAAGCGCTACTGAATCCGAACGAATGGACGACGGTTCCGCCGCAGGCCAAGGCGGGCGAGTATTACCCGCAACTCTGGGCCAACCCGAACGTCTGGCCGGTGATCGTTCACAACCCCGGCGAACGGGACGCGCTCGGCAGCGATTGGAAGCACTACGATCTGACGCCGTTCCTGCCACCGACAACCGCGGTACGCCTCGAACCTCTCAGCGCGACGATTCCGGCAATCGGCAGTTTCAGTGAGACGATTGCCGTTTTCATCACCACGCCAGGGCAGGACCCCACCTGGATGCCGACGAAGGACGCCTCGGCAACATGGCTGATGATCGCTAGCCCAACCGTCCCGCAGACCACGGACGGAACCGTTGAATACCAGGTGTCCGCAAATGCGGGCGCCGCACGTTCCGCCAACATCTACATCAACGGAAAGACGTTCACCGTTGATCAGGAAGCGGGCGTATAGGGCTGGAAGTGCGGAGGTGCGGGCGAAGTGCGGACGTGCCGCACTACCAGCAAACGCGGGGATAAGTGATTTATGCCGACTACTGTTAGCGACCTCATCCATTCCTCGATGCGCCTGATTGGCGCAATCGCCGCGGGGGAATTGCTCGAAACCGATGAACTAAACGACGCCTTCGTTTCGCTCAACCAGATGCTTTCCTCTTGGAACACAGAAGGCGCATCGCTGGTTGCGCGCCAGCGTCAGGTGGTGCCGATTGCGGGCGTGAACTCCTACCCGCTGTCGGTCAGGCCGATCCGGATCGATGCCGCCAGCACCGCCATTAACAGCGTCGATTCGGCGTTAGAGATTGTCGATGCGGCCGGCTGGGAAGCGATCCCGGTTCCCGAAAAGGCCATGCAGTCAATCTTTATCCGGCGGCTCTACTGCGATTACGCCTTTCCGAACTCGACCGTGTATATCTGGCCGACGCCGCGCATGGCGGGAAACCTCGAACTCTGGATGTACGCGCCCATGCCGCCCTTCGCATCTCTGACATCGCCGATCGTGCTTCCCGATGGATACGAGGCGGGTCTGCGCTTCAATCTGGCGGTCTGTCTTGCGCCAGAGTACGGGCGCCCGATCGACCCGATCGTGCTCTCTAGCGCGCAAAATTTCAAGGGCTCTCTGGTTCAGTTGAACGCTGGTAATCAGATGAAATCGCAAGCGCCCGCGGCCGCAGCGTGACAGGCAGGTTATGAGCACTTTTCCCGCAGTTAACGACTCAAACGCCACGCTCTACGTAGCGAACGACAACATTCAAACCACGTTGAGCGTAGTCCAGAACCCCTCCGATACCGTCGCTATTGTGGCGTCGACGGTGGGCTGGTCCCCCTACATGATTGCCACGATCGACAACGAGCAGGAAATGGTTACCGCGGTGGTGGGGGCGAACACGCTGCAGGTGACCCGCAACTTCAACGGCACGGGTAGCGCGAGCCATGCGGCCGGACGGAAGGTCTCTAATTTTGTCGACGCCGCGTATCACTCGGCAGTATCTTCCGCGATACAGGCAATTCAGCAGTCGCTGACGGGCGGCCCGGGCGGCGCATGGCCGCACGGGCCACAGTATAAGACTCCCAACAACAAGTACAAATGGAGTTTCAACGATCCGGATTTTGGGCTCGCTCTGTTCACACAATACGGTGTTCTGGGCGGGCCCTACATCACCGCATCGAACCCGGGGGGGGGAGACGGACAGGGCGAGGCGCACTACTACTATCACGATGCCGGAAACGCAGCCGTCGCGGCGATCGGCAAATCGTGGGGGTTGCAGGCCTATAAACACGCAGGCAGCGGTGGCACTCTCTCGGGCGTCTGGGTCGATGTCACCGCGGACGGCACCTGGACTGCGCAGGCTCCAGCAGGTGGCGGGATTACCAACGGTCCGATTGCAGGAACATTCTCCGCAACCCTGAATCATTCGACGGGCCCGGGCGGGTTCGCGCTTTCGCTCAATACCTACGCGACGTGCAACGGGCCTTCGCCCGCGCAGCAGTTGAGCGGCATCGAAGTGGATATTGCGAACCATGTGGTAGGCACCAGTGGCCACGTGGGCATCATGGTGGTTGACCAGTCGACGCAGCCTACCACCCAGGCGGGTGCCGATTTCGGATACGGGCTCATCGGCCAGGGCGGCTCGCCGGGATTCCAGGATGGCATCCACTTCTACGCCGGGGGAGTGGCATCTAACGGCACCGTGTTTCGAGCGGCGGGCGCCTGTCAGAACGGGATCGATTTATCCGCGTGCACCTTCGGCGGCTATGCGCTCTTTTTGCCGGGGTTCACGCTGGGGCCCACCGGAAATATCCTCTCGCCGCTGACGATCAATACCGGCGGCGCCGCGGAGACGCCGCTCACGTTACAGTCCTCCGCAAAGACCTCGGGAAACATGCTCTCGATGGTCCATACGACCACCACATGGACCGGCAACGGACTATCGATGAGTTTCGGTCTCGGCGGCGGGACCTACAGCGGCGATTTCATCGCCTGTTTTATCGCGGGCGCCCTGAAATTTGAAGTCACCAATAGCGGCGGACTCAACAGCGGACCCCAGAACTACATCGGGACCGAGACGGGCGCGAATAATGCCATTGTCGCGACGGTTCCGGTAGCTCTGGCGGCCGGACTGCGGGTCTCGATCAAGCTGGCGCATTCGCTTCAGGTGGGTGTCAACACGCTGAACGGGGCGCCGATCAAAAGCAGCCGCAACCCCGCAAACAACATCGCAACGGGCTACGCCGTGGGCGGCATCTTCACGGCCATCTACGACGGAGCAAACTACCTCGACGTATCGCAATGAACCCCCCAGAAATCACCGTCCAGGAACGCGCTGAATTTTGGCGCAAACGCCACGACCTTTTGTTGGCACAGTTCACCGTCGACAAGGCGCGATACGAGTTCGAAGCACTCTCGCGCGCATTGCAGGTACGCGCCGAGCAGGGCGGGTATCAGATGGCGCAGGGCCAGGATGGGGAACCGATATTCGTTCCCAAGGCGACCGATCGGCCAGGGCCGATTGAACTCAAAAAGGAGGCCTGATGGGCACCGCTCCGGTCCCGACGCAATGGAACGCCGCGCAATGGAACGCAGGCCTATTCGGGGGCGGCACCCGTCCGCCAGGTTTGATTACGCAGGTGGGAAACAGCCTGCTGTATCCAGCGCTTCGCAAAGCCGCGGTCACGCTCGGGCCGCAGCGCACGCCCTCCCCGGCGCAGTATCAGGATGCCATCGAGGAGTTGAACCGCTTAATCGGTTCCTTGAACTGCGATCGGTTCTTCATTTACTCGGTTGATATTTACCTGTTCCCGTTGACCGGCAAAATGACCTACACCATCGGCCAGGACCCCTCGGGGATCGCGATAGCCGACTTCGACGCGCCGCGGCCGCAGGGAATCGATCGCGCGAATATTGTCATGGATTCCGGCGGCGGGATACTGCGCTTCCCGGTGGGGATCATCACCGACCGGCAATGGGCACTGATCCAACAGCAGGAACTGATCAACACGATTCCCAACGTCCTGTACAACGATCGGGCCTATCCGATTTCGACGCTCTACCTGTACGGGCAACCGATCCCGGGTTATCAACTCGAACTCTACGTATGGCATTTGGTCCCGACGTTCCAGAGCACTTCGGACGTGGTGTTACTCCCGCCGGGATATGAAGACGCACTGGTGCTGAATCTTGCGGTGCGTCTGGCGCCGCACTTCCAGCGGATCATCCCGCCCGACGTGCGCGAGGATGCGCGTCTTTCGCTGATGCGTCTCGAATCGCTGAACGCGCCGCAGCCCGTCGCGCCTCTATTCGGTCTAGGCGGATGCGGAGGAGGATTCAACATCTATAGCGGCGAGTGGGAGGAGCGCTGAGGGCTTCCGGCAAATGATCGTTTGCAAATATGATTTTCCTGTCCACTCGCCAACGCGCACAACCAGCCACATACCGGCGCGAAAGACCCGCTCAACCGAACGCCGCTTTACGGGAATATCGATCGCCTCTAAGGGTGCGTTGTGGGTGAAGTGATCGTGGACGTCGAAACCCGCGCGTTCGATCAGATGCCGCAGACTGCGGCCGGTGAAGTGGTGCAGGTGATGGGCCGAGTACAGCCGATTGAAGGCCACGGGCACTCCCACCCGCCGCCCGATCCTCGCCAGTCCGTAGAGCAGGCTCGATTCGTCCAGCGTCATCACGGCGACGGTGCCGCCGGGAACCGCCAGGTCCCGCATGCGATTTACAAAGCCGCGGATATCGGCAACGTGTTCGATGACGGCAAGCGACACCACGCAATCGAATTTGCGCCTGAAATCCAGCGCAAGAAAATCGCCAACGTAGAACCTGATACCGGCCGTCTCGGGATTGTCGAACAGGTCGACGCCGGTAAGGTCCAGATCCGGACGGGCCGAGCGCAGGTAGCGCAGAAAATCACCGCGGCCGCAGCCCACATCGAGCACCGATGCGCCTTTCGGGATGAGCTGCGCCAGCCGCGCGAACAGGGGCGTATTCGGATGCTCGAACCATCGCTGATGGTCCTGGTCGAAATAACTGTTTTGATAATTTTCCTTCGCAACCGAAGCGAGATCGGTGAACGGATGCGAGCAGGTTCGGCACCGGTAAAGGTCTGCTTCGGGGTGATGCGCCATGAAGGACACACTGGCGCCGCATACCGGACAGGTTTCAACCATAGACCCGCCGATTCTATCTTGACGCGCTGAAAAACACGCTACCGCCGCACGCCACTACGTGCGAATTCAAACCATCTCCCAATTTCGCAATTTGGCAATTTTGGCATGAAAATCTCTCTCGTTGGGCCCAGTTATACGCTGCAGAGCGTCGTCGCTGCGGCGCAGCAAACGATGAATTGGTATCCGGAAACTCTGGCCGTGGCCGATGAGCCGCGGCGACAGGTATTTTTCGGGCGGCCGGGTCTGAAGTTTTTCGCGAATCTGGTCCCGGGCAAAATCCGCTGTATGTGGACCGGGGGAGGCCGGCTTTTTGTCATCCACAACGGCACGCAAAGCGAAGTATTTCAAGACGCTACCCATACGGCATCGCCAAAAACCGTGCTGGAAGGCAGCGGAAATCCGGACCCCGCGCAGATATTTTCGAATGGCCACCAGCTGCTGGTAATTTCCGGCGGGCAAGCGTACTGCGACAACGGCGCGGGTCCCGACCCGATTCTCTTTTCGATCACCGGCACAGCCTCGGCACCGGGGGGCACTAACCTGATAACCCGTCTCACCGGGCCGCCGTTCGATCCTGCATGGACTAACAAAACCTTGCGGTTCGACGGCCAGTTTTACCACATCGACGGTGTACCGGTGACCGTGCCAGCGGGCCAAACGATGCTGGTTACGCCGAACCCGCCCGCGGTCCCCGAAGGCGTCTGGCAGGTGGCGGGAGGGGCGCCGCTTGACGCCATCACGGGCGGCATTCTAGACGGCTATTTCATCGTGGGCCGGATGCCGAGCAGCAACCCCGCATTGCAGGCGCAGGGGCGCACGTTCAATATCAGCCAATTGAATGAGGGCGCGTATTGGGACCCGCTCGATTTCGGCGTAAAGGAAGGCTATTCCGACGTACTGCGATCGGTGCTGTGCGATCACGAGGAACTCTGGTTATTTGGCACGGTAACCACTGAGGTTTGGACAAATATTGGATCAACCGTCGATTCCGCGGGCGTGGCGACGTTCCCGTTTCAGCGCATGGCGGGCGCCTTCATTCAAGACGGTTCCTCTGCGACGTTCGCGCCCTGTTCAGTCGGTCCCTATACCTGCTGGCTCGGCGGGGGAACGGACGGGCAGACCGTCGCTTACCGCGCGCTCGCCTTCCAACCGGAACGCATCAGCACGCATGCGCAGGAGGAAGACTGGAACGCGCCCGGGTTCAACGTGAAGGATGCGGTTTCGTTCTGCTACCTCGATGCGGGACACCTGTTTTGGGTAGTCAATTTTTGGGCGCAACAACAGACGTGGGTCTACGACATGACGGAGGGCCAATGGCATGAGCGTGCGGGCTGGAATCCGGTTACAAACCAGTTCACGCGCTATCAGCCTTGGTTCCATGTCTTCATCCCCGAATGGGGGGTTGGCGGAAAACACATCGTCGGCGACCCGACGACGGGCAACCTCTACGAACAGAGTCTGAACTACTACGACGATGACGGCGCGGCGATTGAATATATCCGCTGTTTCCCGCACCTGCTGAACGAAGACAAGAACCTGTTTCACCACCGCATCGAGATTTACATGGAGACGGGGGCCGTCCAGAACCCGACTCCCCCCTTGCAGGTGGGACTCGATTGGAGCGACAACCGCGGGCACACGTTCGGGGACGCTCGAACGATCCAGCTTGCGGGCGCACCAGGCGAATATACGAAGCGCATCGTCTGGCGCCGCCTCGGACGGTCCCGCGATCGGGTCTATCGGCTTGGGGTCAATGGACGCAGCAAAGTGGCCTTGACGGACGCCTTTCTAGAAGTCACGCCGGGAACCTCGTAATGGGCAATCAGTTGATCGTGCCACCGTTTCGGACGTCGCTGTTGACGGCGAACGGCGTACCGCTGTCGGCTCTGGGGGACGGGAACGGCGATCTCGCAGCGGGCGGGCCGCCCGATCGCCGCACCACCACCACGATAGAGACCACGCGCGATTGGTGGCTCTATTGGCGCACGCTCGCCGAGTTCGCAAACAACGGTCTGAACATGTTGACCTTTGGCACAGCTTCAGACCGGCCGGATGCGTCCACGATGCCGGACGGCGCAATCTATGTGGAAAGCGACCGAAGCGGAGTGATCTACCAGAACCAGGGCGGGGAATGGCACTACCTCGCCGGGACGATGTACGGCACGCTTTCGCCCGATCAGCGGCCGACTGGACTCGGGCCCAATGACGCGGGCTTCGATTTCCGCAGCACCGATACCAACCCGCTGTTAGGCGCACGCGAGTTCATCTGGTCCGGATCAATCTGGGTCGAAGCGACGGCCGTCCTCTACGGCACACACGCGCAGCGGCCCGCGGGATCGGTTGCACCTGCACGATGTCTTTACGTCGAAACCGATCGCTCGGAAGTGCTCTACCAGAACCAGAACGGCACCTGGCATTTTGTGGCGGGCACGATGTGGGGCACTCTCGTTCCGGACCAGAGGCCGACCGACCTCGGCGTGAATGATGCCGGGTTCACGTTCCGCGCGACCGACGTACAGAGGCAATTCATCTGGTCTGGCACGGCTTGGGTAGAAACCACGCAAACGCAGGGAGACGCGCAGATTGCGTACGCTAACGGTTCAATCACGCTGACGGGTTCCCCCACCGCGATACCTGGCGCATCGATCACGTTGAACCGGGCGGGCCGGTATCTGATCACCGGCAACTATACGTTTGTAGTGATCGGTACGGGCGATCTGAATCAGGGCATGCGCGGCGATATGGTCGCAAATGGGGTTGGCCAAGCCGGTACCGTGCTGGCCACCGCGCCCGCCAGCCCAACATACCTGCAGGCGTCGCAGCAATGGATGTACACGGCCGTAGCCGCGAACCAGGTCGTTTTTCTGCGGGGTTATAAGGACGCAGCGGGGACCGGAACCAGCCAAGCCATTTCCCCGTTTACGTCAATCTCGGCGGTCTGGATCGCACCATGATTCATTTCGAACGCTCCTTCGATTACGAATTGATCCGCCGGATTATGACGCACCCGCGCATCTGGCCGTACATCTCTGACGACTATTCGCCAGCGGTCGAAGACTACTACCCGATGGAAAGCGCGCTGATCTGGTACATCATCGTGCGCGATATCTTCCCCGATGCAGGGCCCGAAGAAATTCTCGGGTTATGGCTGTTCGTTCCACAAAATGGCATTTGTTGGGAGGTGCATACTTGCCTGTTGCCGCCCGCATGGGGCGAACGCGGGCAGCGGGCCGCGCGTCTGCTTCCGGAATGGATCTGGGAAAACACGCACTGCCGGAGGATTATCACGAACGTACCGACGCAGAACCGCCTCGCCCTGCATTTTGCGACCCGCGCAGGCATGAAAGTGTACGGGGTCAACCAGGACAGCTATCTAAAAAACGGGATTCTCTATGATCTCGTTTGCCTCGGGATCAGCAAACCCGACAAATCGGCCGCTAATGAAGCGGAAACCGGGTACCAGGCGCACGAGAGAGACTTCGCCCTGGTGACCACGCAGAAACCCGAAAGGGAGGGTTAGAAGCCATGCCAGCAGCAGTAGCGATACCCGCAGCCGTCTCCGCGGGCAGTTCGATCCTCGGAGGTATCCTCGGTTCCAGCGCAGCCAGCAAAGCCGCCGCGATCCAAGCGGCCGCCGCCAAAGCCGCTGCGGGCGATCTCAAGAGCCAGTTGGATATTTACAATCCGCAGATCGGCGCCGCCAGCACCGCCGCGGCGCAGGGAGTGACCGACGCCACCACCGCGGGCCGAGCGGATATCCTCGGGGCCGTAGGGACCGGCCAGGGCCGCATCACCGACGCCACTGCGCAGGCGCAGGGCTTTCTACAGCCGTATATGACGGCGGGCACTGGGGCGCTTACGACGCTTCAGAGTTTGATGGCACCCGGTGGCGACTTGAGCAAGACATTCACCGCGGCCGACATGCAGCAGTACGACCCGGGTTACTCCTTCCGGATGGAACAGGCCGCGAAAGCGCTGCAGGGCTCGGCGGCCGCGCGCGGCGGGTCACTCGGCGGCGGAACGGCCGCGGCGCTTACCGGGTTGAGCCAGAATCTGGCATCGAGCGAATTCGGCAACGCCGAACAGAGATTCAGGGCGCAGCAGACCGACCGATTCAACAGATTAAATTCGCTGGTCAACCTCGGCGCAACGTCGGCCAATCAGGCGGGCGCGTTCGGAATGACGGGCGCAAACGAGTTCGCAAACCTTGGATTGACGGGCACTACATCGGCCGCGGATCTCGGGTTGCGTGGCGCGACGGGCGCGGGCCAGTTCACAACACAAGGCGTCCAACAACAGGCTTCAAATGCGCTGAACACGTACGGCAAAATCGGGGATCTCATGACCGGCGGCGCCGCGGCGCAGGGCGCCGGGATCGTGGGTTCGGCGAATGCGTGGGGCAGCGCTCTGGGCGGGGTGGCCGGTGCAGCGGGGCAAGTCGGCAACTACTACCAGGGCCAGCAGACCATGAAAGACCTGATGGCGAATCCTGCGCTCGGCTATGTAGTCAACCCGGCAACCGGCCGCGGCTATCGGTTGTAGAGGTTTTTATGGCGATTGATCCATCTATTTCGCTGCAAGTACGGCCACCGGTAATTCCGGTTCCCGAGATCCAGAGTCCGCTGGATCGCTTCACTAAAGTGCTGACGCTCCAAAACCTGATGACGCAGGGGCAATCGGGGCAACTCGGATTGCAATCGCAGCAACTGCAATTGCAGGAGCGACAGAGGCAGATCGATGAAGAGGATAAACTGCGCCAACTTTATTCGACTAACCCGAACCCGACCCACGCTGACATCATTTCGACAATCGGTCCAACCCGCGCAATCCCTCTGATCAAAGCGCAAAGCGAGCAGTTACAGCAGTTTTATAAGACTGAGCAGGAACGAGCCGCAACGCTTGGTTCGCTGGCCGGATCAGCGACTGATAAAGATTCTGCGGTCCGCGCAGTTTGGGAAGGAATCAACCGCCGCGCTTTTGCTGCGGACCCCACTCAAAATGCCCAGATCGGCCGCCAATTGCTCGATCATCTGAACACCAAGGGATTCGATCCGGCGGAGTTCAAACAGTTCCAAGCGCAGGCGATGACCGCAGAGCAGCAGCACTCAGCCGCGCTGGCGGATTTGGAAGAAACGCGCAAAGCGACTCTCGCACCGTATCAACTCTCTGAAGCCCAATCGAAAGCGCGACAGTCTGCACTACAGGATGCGGGCCAGACCATCCAAACGCTTACCGATATGAAGAATTTTCCCGCGTGGCTCTCAAGACAACCCGCGGAAGCGCAGACGTATTTCCGGGGCCTTGAGAATATGCCACTGGCCGATGTCCAGCGGATTGTGGGCATGGCATCCACCGCGGCAAAACCCGGTGAGACGATTCCGCTACCGGCGGGCGTTCAGGAACAGAAGGTCGCACAACAGGCCGCGATCGGTCTTGCCACCGAGCAGGCGAAACAGGGATTCACGAACCAGAAAAACGAAGCGCTGGTTAACGCCGTGATGAATGACAAAAGCGGGGTTGTCTACGCGAATCTGCCGGGGGAACAACAGAGGGAAATTGCGCCGATCCTCGCGCAACGGGGTTGGACGCAGTTCGCCGCGAAGCCGTCCGATACCGAACTAACCAAGCTGCAGGACATCCAGAAAGCTCTCGGCATCGCCGGTAATCTCAAATCGACGCTGGAGAAAAACGCCGACCTCATCGGACCGGTAAGCGGCCGTCTCACTCAGTTGCCGTATGCGACCGAACGGAAAAAACTGCAGGCCGACATCGACCTGGCGCGCCAGATCATCGGCAAGGGATTAGAGGGCGGGGTTCTGCGGAAGGAAGACGAGGAGAAATATAAAAATATTCTCCCAACGATGATCGATACGCCGGAAGTGGCGCAGAGCAAACTAAGCAAGCTGCAAGAACTCCTGACGCGCGATCTCGGCACCTACCGGCAGAGTCTGACGGGCGCAGGGCGGCAACTCCCTCCCGCGGCCGCGCAGCCAGCGCAACCGGCGGCGCCGCCGAAAGTCGGCGATATCATCCCCGGCAAGGCCGGTCAAAACTATATGTTCATCGGTGGCGACCCCAACGACCGGAATAATTACAAAGTCTGGACGCCGGTAACACGCTAATGCTCGACCAGGACCCGTGGGAACTCAACTATGCGCCCGCGGCGCCGCCGCCGCAGGCATCGACGGGATACACCGTCAAAGGTCTGCAGGGCAGCGAGCCGAAAATTCAACTCGGGCCCATTCAGCGGGCGGCCGCTCCTGCAGCCGCTCCTGCAGCCGCTCCAGGCGTGGACCCGTGGGAACTCCCCTACCAATCGGCGCAGAAGCCGCCGGAACCCTCGCCGATCGCCAAAACTGCCAAAGCGTTTTGGGAGGGAATCGGCGGGCAGGCGCTCACCGATATGCTCGGCGGCGACTGGCGCGACCCGAAAGCAAATAAAAAAGCATTCGACACGGCCAAAGCGATCGTCAGCGGAATTGCCGCCGAACCGGGCCGGATGTGGGGTGAACTCTCGCGCACAGGCGAATCGATGCTCAAGGGCGATTTGAGCGGCACAGCCTTTCACCTAGCGGGCGCGGTTCCGTTTCTCGGCGCGCCAGCGCAGCAGGTGGGGATGGACGTCGATCGCGGCGACCCCGCGGCCGCGGTAGGGCATACGGCCGCTCTGGTTGTGCCGATGGTTGCGGGGCCACTGGCGGAAGCCACCGGACGCGCGACCGCCACCACCGGCACCGTAGCGCGTGGCGCCGCTACCGGATTAGTGAAGGCCATACCAACTGCCGCGACGGCCGCCGCCGAGCGATCGGTCTACGGCGCTTTAGGCGGGGTCGAAGGCATGATTGCCGCGGCAAAGATCGCCGCCGGCAAGGAACTGGCGCAAGGCGCGATTACTGGCGCGCGTGGAGCGCTCGCCGATCGCGCCGCAGCCGCGGCCGCCGACCTCGCCGCCCAACAGGCCGCACGCGAAGCCGCCGACGCTGCACTGGCCAGAGGGGCGAAGGTAACCGACGCGCAGGAAGCGATGGTTAACCCGCCGCGGCAACTACCGCCGGGGGGGATCATCACACCGGCACCAGCGGCCGAAAGTTTTGTACGCAGCGTTCCGGGGATGTATCCCACCGGGCCGAATCCAGCGCGAGCGCTGCCACCAGGACCCGCGCGTGTAATCGAGATGCCGGGGCCGGAAGCGCCGCCGAGTGGAATCGAAGTCACTCCGGCAATGCTCGATCAGATTGCCAGGGACCAGACCGGCAAGCCCTACAAGAAACTGAATGCGGTCGACCAGGCGAACGTGGTTGAGATCGCGCGACGTGTCAGCCAACCGCCGGAAGCGGCGCCGCCCGCCTCGACCGATACCAGCTTCGTTCAGAGCGTCCCCGCGCAACTCCCCGACATCATCCCGCAAAATTTGCGGACCAATGCGCCAGCGGAAGCGGCCGCGACCACACTACGCGACCAGATACAACCGGTCAAGGCGGCGACCGAAACAGCAGCCCCACGGGATTTTAAGGCGGGCGCTCAGGACGCGAAGGCCACCATCTACGCGCAACAGTTCTTCGACCACAATTTGACATCCGCCGACGTTCAAGACCCCACGCATGGATTCAAAGAACAGCAATGGGTGGATCTAGCGAAGAACTTTAAGCACGGGCCGCCGAGCGAAGTTACCCGGGCGATGACGCTGCAAAAACTCGATGCACTTTGGCAAGCCGAGCAGCCGGGACCGGCGACGGCCGCGCAAGGTAAAGCGGCATTCGAGCAGGCGAAAGCAACCGGAGCCGCTACAATAGAGCCAAATGCTAAAAGTACACCTGCCATCGGACAGACTTCCCGAAAACCAACCGGAAGCACGGGGGCGCCGGTTTATGGACCGCGTGAACCAGTGGCGCCAGTCCAACGCGGCGCAGACGTCACCATCAGAGTCCCAGGCGAAACCACAACCTACCAAGGACAGTACGCAGTCAGAGAGCTAGACGACGTTTACCCGAGTCACAACCCGCAGACCTTCCAGCAAAACCCCGACTACTATTTCAAGAACGATCGCGATTACTCAAACCCCACCAACAAAGAACGGGTTGTAGTCAACAGCAAAGCCGACACGTTTGACCCCGCCTATCCTCTGGCCGACTCTCCCGACGCTACGCACGGGCCGCCCGTCATCGATCCCAACGGGAACGTACTCGGCGGCAACAATCGCGCGATGATCCTTGAACGGGTCTACAAGAACAACCCCACCGGGGCGGTCGCATACCGCGCCGAGCTTGCCCGCAGGGCGCCCGCGTTTGGCATCGATCCCGCGCAACTCGCCGGCATGAAGCGGCCGATACTGGTTCGCGAACTCGCAGCGGCTGAAGGCGACCCACAGCGGGCAATCACCAATTTGAACAAGACCGGAACCGCCGCACTCACCGCGGCCGAGCGCGCCACCGCGGACGCGCGCACGATCACGCCAGCGGCCGCGGACTATCTCGCCAAGGCGATCGACACCGAAGGCGCCGACGCCACGCTAAACGATGTCCTCAGCGGAAAGAACGGCGCCGCGATCGTGAACAAGCTGGTTGACGATGGCGTTTTCACGATGCAGGAAAAACCGAATCTGGTCGACGCGCGCACGGGTTCGGTCACGGCCGCCGGCAAAGAGCGGATTTCGAAAATGCTACTCGGGCAGGTATTCGAAACCGCGGACCAATTGACCCGCACCCCTCCGGAGTTGCGCGCCAAACTGGAACGGGTTATTTCGCCCGTCCTGCAATCAGGCCAGAAAGCCGGATTCGATCTACTGCCCACGTTGCGCGAATCGATAAACCTACTCGAATACGCTCGCGCGCACGGTATTGGACATTTGCCGGACGCAATCGCGCAGGAAAGCATATTCAGCGATGCGCCTAAATTCTCTCAGGCGGCCGTCGACCTGGCGCAGTTCCTACGCGACAGTAAACCGAATGAGGTATCGAAGGCGTTTCGGCGATACGTCACCAACGCTGAGCCGACCATGTTCGGCAAGTCCACACCAGGCGAAGCATTCACCGACGCATTCGGCGGGAGTACACCGCCACCGGCAAACCTGCGCGAGTTGATGCCGGAACCGCCCGCGGCCGCGGCGCCACGCAAGCGGCGATCAAAACCCGTTCGCTAGTTCCTGCCCTTGACGCCGGTCTACGTCGGCCGCATACTTCCGCACAGACACATACCTCCGCGAAAATCGGTGGATTTCCTTTGTACCCGGGACGCTGCACCTCGCAGGCGTCCCGGTTTTTTTGCGTCTTGCGTCTTTATCCGACCAACGCTCGAATCAGGCGTGCAAGCTCCGGAGTCTTCCGGAACCATTCGCCATTGTCGCGGGCGCTCTCAAATTTTTGATGGAGCCATGACTCTGTTTCGCGCGAGGCCGGAAACGATCCGATAAGGCGAATGGCGAACGAACTTGGCCGCAATGTGCCCAACCCGGTGAAGCGCTGGCGCGGGCGTGTAGAGAAACCGATCTTCACGTGCTGGCCGTCTTCGGTTTCGACAAAGTACACATATCCGGACTCCGTTGGAAGTGATGGCGTGACACTGCGAGCCGCCACGCCTTCGAATTCCGACTGAAGAACTCTGGCATACGGTAAGGCGCTTTGCAGACTGGCATAGCCAAGTTTCAATTGGACGCTGACGAGTGATCGCGTCAACCGCAGCGTCTGAAGCGCGCACGTATGCTTCAGTGCGTGGAAGTGGGCCTTTTCCGGCGAGATTCCGGCATTCTCGCAATATTTTTTCATCAGATCATCGAGGGTGTTGCGAGAAATAGCCGTTCTTCGTTGCGTGATGAAGAGCGGTCCAGCGTTGCGCCCGCGAACCCGAAGCCATTTTCGTAACGCTATCGTCGCCTCTGGGCCGAGCATTGCTTCGCCGCCGATTGATCCTTTCACCCGCTTCAGCACAATCCGGTCCGGACACAGGTGCGTCTTACCTGGGAAATAATCGCCAATATCGAGCAGTCCGATTTCGCTCGACCGCAAACCGTGATCCAACGCCAGATGCACAATAGCCTTGTCCCGCGCGTTCGCAATCGCCTTTAACAGCAGGGCGATTTCATCCGGCGTAAAGTGGTGCATCCTCTCAATTTGTTGATCGAGCAAACGCTCTTGCATAGCAAGTATGATAGCGATTGAGAGACTGAAAATTCCGGAGACTTAACCCCATGATGCGTAAAAACATTGGGAAATTGAAGACTTCACAGACGCGAGAGGCTGGTAATCCGTATTATCAGACTCCCGAGCCTAAGCCCCAACAGCGCTATAAGTATCTGATAACAGAGGAGATAGAGGCGCTACTCGCCTGCATAACCAGTATGCGTGATCGCGCGATATTCCGATTGGCCTATCAACACGGGTTGCGAGCAAGCGAGATTGGCAAAATCCAGATGACCGACTATAGACCTGGCAAATCAAAGGCCGCGGATCAGGACCGATTGGTTATCGAACGTCTGAAGGGCTCGATTGGCGGCGATACGCGCTTAGTTCCAGCCGCGGCCGTCGCCATTCGGCACTGGGTGAAGAAACGTGGATATACGCCGGGGCCGCTGTTCATCACGCGCGAGGGAACGCCGATCGGCCAGAGACAGCTTGACCGCCTGATGAAGCGGTATTGTCTGCGCGTCGGCATTCCACGCGAAAAGGCCCACTTTCACACGCTCAAACACACCTGCGGAACGATCATGCTTTCAGTGTTGAAAGAATCGGTTGCGCACGTTCAGGCGCACCTCGGCCATGCGGACATTCGCAGCACGATGGTTTATGCGAAGCTCACCGAGCAAGCGAACGAGGAGCGCGCAGCACGATTAAGGAATTGGAGATAGCCAACTCTGTTAATGTCCAGACTGTGCAGAGTCTCGGCATTGCCGAAATTGTGCGCGTTGCGCACCTCCCGTGCAACAGATGCAACACGAAACGGGCCAGAGAACACCTGTTTTGCGTCCGGACGCAATGATACCAGGGGTTCGGCGCACTAGCGGTTGCTGCGCATTTTAGCGGATAGGTAGAATTGCCTCAAATGAGCAGTCTGCGATCCATCATTCAAAAGGGCCGGTTTTACGTTCCCGAATATTACGAGCAGGAACTCTTTGAGGCGTTCGCTATCTATACGAGCGCGGGCCTTCGCGATCCTCAAACGAAGTTAATTAACGCGCAGTCGGTCTGGAACGATACCGTAATGCCCCCACCCGAAAAGCGGGACGAGGATACCTGGAAGCGGTTGCTAAATTTTGAGGAGATTCCACGACCAAAACCGCCGTTTGAACGAGTCTGGCTGGAAGCGCTGATACCGTCGCAAGATGGATTCAATGCGCAACGAATTGGCGCGCTGATTTTGCGGATCGAGGGAACCGAAAATATCCTCCGCAGTTTTGCCAACGGGCGGACGATGCCGGAAGATGCCATGAGGCAGATTGAGATTGATCGCCCAACGACATTTGTAAATGCGCTGTTGATCCACGACTACAACGGTTCGGCTACTCCAACCGGCAATTGCATCTATTGGTTGAATGAAGACGGGCGGTTCTTGTGGTCTTTTAGAATGGCATCACTCGCACTCGCCGAAGAGGACGAGAAAGCCAAAAATCTCTGCTACGCCCAAATGCGTATGCGCCAGGGATGGATACTCCACACATTCGCCCGATTGAACTGCGCCAATGCCAGACTTGTAGAGATTCCTGAGGGCCGGAACGGTCACCGCAGCCATCATAACCGGCCACCATCGAGCGTCTGGCATGAGATCAAGGTAAGCGACGCGCCGAAGATTCGCCGCGCTACGTCTTCCCGGGCGGCGGATAACGAATGCCCAATTCGTTTCCACTGGGTACGCGGCCACTATGCGGACTACACCAAGGGTAAGGGCCTGTTCGGCAACCCGAAACTTCGGCAAGTGTTCTGGATTCCAGAGCATCAAGCGGGAGACGAAGAAGCGGGAACCGTGATGGCAAGCTACACGGTTAACTGAATCCCACGTCTCCCGCTGCCTCACCCGGCCTTCATCCCGCCTTGTCGTCCTCTGCTTTTTTCATCGCGACCAGGCGCGCGCGCGCCGCTTCCAGCCGCTCAACCAGGTTGATACTCCCGCTGTGTTCGACGGCCGTATGCTCGCGGTACAGCTTCGGCCGGAAGCGCTTCAGCAACACCACGGCCAGATTATTGTCGTACTCCGTCTCGTAGATGAGGTGTCCGCTTTTCGTCTTCATCGGCTTCCCGCGCCAATACAATTGACGCTTGACGCCGTTCACGGCGCGATCAATGAGAACGTCCTCCAGTTCCTGGCCTACGCGATCCTGCAGAGCCTCGAACCGCTTGCGGTATTCGGGGTCCGAGTCCAGCTTGCGGTAGTGCATCGTGCGATCGATGCCAGCGGCCGCGGCCGCGGCTTTGACGTTGCCGGACGTCGCGTAGGCGTTGAGGAACACGCGAATGCGTGACGGTTTCGCCGTCTTCTCGGGCATATTGGTCTGATTCTACGCCGCGCCGCGGATTACGCGCACCTTGTTTTTGCTCGGCACGCTCAACCCGTACGCAGTCGGATCGAAGTACTTCGTGAGTGGCATCGTGGGGTTTTTGCGCTGGATGCCGGTATGGTGGAACGATTCGCGCGCGTCGCGACCCTCGGGCGTGATGTGGAAGCCGGCGGCCGGGTTTGTACGCGATCCAGCCGCGAATCAGCATCGACCGAAACGGCCGCTGGTCGTAGGATTGCGCTTGACCGATGCTCAGGTAGACACCGGATGCGAAGGTTTCGAGCATCGGAAACTGAAGGCTGCTCAGGCGGGTAATCATGACGCCACCGCCAGGGCCGCCGCTTTACGACCGGCGTTCATATTCGCACTCCGCGCTTTGCGTTGCGCAACGGTCATATTTGCCCAATACTTTTTCTGGGTCTTTCGCATCTTGGCTAGCCACTCATCATGCTTAGGGTGTTTCGGGTCGCGCGGGTGGAGCGAGCCGTTTTTGCGGGCCTTTGCCTGCCGTCGCGCCATCTCGGCTTTTCGCTCCTCGGGATCATCCGACCAACCCATACGGGCCGCGGCGGGCGTCACTGGGGCGCGCTCGGCGAGTTCGGCATTCGATGGCCTTCCGCGCTTACGTGGCACGTTGTGCTTTAACACGTTCAAGCCCTGCAGCACGCCCAGTTCGCGAGTCATCTTGTCGACTTCCGTTTGCATGATTTCGAGTAAATGGCGCATGCCCGGTAGTAATCTCCTC